GCTATTGAAAATTATAATGATTATTTAAGAAATTATTATGGAGGTGCAACACCTATTTTAGATGCTTTAGCTGCAGCTACTGTTGGTTATGATGCAACATCAGTAAATCAAAGATTAAATATATTAACTAATGTTGTTAATACTAATGCTACTTCATCTGGTATTATTCCAATGTCAATTACAGGTACTATTGAATTTCCAGATAGTGCGTATCTTCCATCAGGACTTAGTCAGTTAGGAGCCTTAAACAGAATGTCATTCTATTTTTCAGAAGGCGCTGATTTAGCAATTAGAGCATTCTATACATTTATTCCATACCAACAATATGCTTTACAATGCATTGGTCATGGATTATACAATAGATGGGGAGCATTTAATAGAACACAAATTCAAAGATTTAAGCTTCAGGATTCATTCTATATTAGAGATAATATTCAACAGGTTCCTGCATATCAATTAAATACTACAGGTCAGTATGTAAGATATACCATTAATAACTTACAACGTGGGGATACTGTAACTCTAAGAACTTTAACTGGACCATATTATAATCCAATTGCTTATCCAAATGGAGCAAGTACTGGACCATATGAAATTACAGCATTTAAAGATAATTCATTAGTTACACTTTCAGCTTTTGATGGTAATACAGATATTGCTTCTAATGGTACACTGAATCCTATTGCAAACTATCCAACATGGGAAGATCCAAGTTCTCCTTTTTCAACACAAATTGCAAGTCACTATGCAGGTTTAAAATATAGAATTAGAAACTTATATGGTCAGTTAGATTCTATAAAACAAATTCCAATTACTCCATGTGAGCAAAAGTTGAGTGACTATACAATCAATACAGGATTTTATACTTCATGTCCTTCGGATCCTGGTACATCATATTCAGTAAATCAAATATACAGAACTCCAATTTTCTTTGGAGGAGATATCTTTATTAATAGATACACTGAAAAGAACTCAATGCTTTTTTTCTATAACTGGTTATATGATCAGCCAGATGGTTTTGAATATAACTACAAGTTATACAATATGATTCCAGATGCTAGATTCTGGGTTAATTCTAAAAAGTATGACGTTCAGGATTTAATTCCAAATAGCTTTGGTCCATCAATGCAACCTGGAACAGGATCATTTCCAACTAAGTTTTATAAACTTGATAATGAAAACTATAACTTTAGTAATGACTCGGTTTTAAATTATCCTGGAGTATTTAGAGTTAATGACTCATACTTTTATCTTGCTAATTCAGGTGTAAGAGATTTCTTTGTAGAATCAGAAGTTCTAGTAGACTTTAGAACTGATGGAGAACTTGAATATGAAAAGCATTACAATCCTTATAGATATACGGATCTAGTATCTATGTTTGATACTAATCCTCAAGTTATTACCAGAGGTAATATTTGGAGATATGATTATTCACTAAGTATTACTAAGTTATTTAATCAATACTTTTCTTCAGGTAATTTACAAAGCAGATACTATAATCCTAAGGTTGCAAAACTATGTTATACATATTATCCAGATAGGATTATTTATTCATTACCACAGCAAGAAGAATCTTCAAAAGATAGCTGGTTTGTTTTTCTTGTAAATAACTATAAGGAGTTTAAGTCACAGATTTCTGCAGTTAAGTCAATAAACAAAAGTGGTATCATCATTACATTTAAAAATGATAGCCCATTGATGTATCAAGGTGTAGACACCTTACAAACAGAACTTGGTACTAAAGTAACTATTGGAGATGGTGGATTATTTAGTCAACCGCCTCAAGCAGTTTCTAACTCAGATAAACCATATGAATATGGATCATCTCAAAATAGATTATCTGTAATTGGTACACCAGCAGGTATTTATTATATCTCACAAAACCAAGGTAAGATATTCTTATATGGAGGTGGTCTAAAAGAAATTTCTCAAGCTGGATTAAAATGGTGGTTCTCTGAGTTCTTACCTTATAAGTTAACTGAAGATTTCCCAGACTATCCATATCAAGATAATCCAGTATCTGGTATTGGTTGTCAATCTGTATATGATAATGAAAACTCTGTTGTATTCTTTTCTAAGAAAGATTATAAACTAAAACAAGAGTTTGTTGGTCAGAATGTTATTCAATATGTACCGTTAATTACTTCTGGTAAAAACAAAGGTAAAGGTGATTATTTTACTAATATCAATTTCCCAGGATCTACTTATTTATTAGGAGATGAAGCAATTTTTGACAATGCTTCTTGGACAGTTAGTTTTGACCCTAAAAATCAATTCTTCCTTTCCTTCCATGACTGGTATCCAGATTTAACTTTTCCAACAAAGAATACTTTCTTAACAACAAAAGTTGATGGTATATGGAAACATAACAGTGGATGTGCAAGTTACTGTAATTTCTATGGAACTAATTATCCATTTGAGGTAGAGCTTCCTGTTATTACAGGTCAAACAGTTACCACATTAAAATCTGTTGAGTATATCTTAGAATCATACAGAAAAGAACCTAACAATTGTGTTGATCAATTCCATGTTCTTGACTTTAATTTTGATAGAGCTGTAATCTATAATTCAGAACAAGTATCCGGATATCTTAATTTAAATATATTCCCTAAGAACAATGTTACATTAAGTGAGCAGTATCCTAAACTGAACCAATCTAACTTAACTTCTTTTGATATTTTATTTAGCAAAGAAGAGAACAAGTATAGATTTAACCAGTTTTGGGATATTACAAAAGATAGATCAGAGTTTCCAATTGGATCAGACTATCCACCAACAGGTCCGGTTATTCCTGGTACAACAGTTTTACAGGGTAACTATGCTGATAGATTTATTTGGATAACACAACCAAATGGATACATTAAGGATTTAAATCTAGCTAACTTAGATTTCCAAAAACCAGAAACTCAAAGAAAGAAGTTTAGACATTACTTAAACTTCATTAGATTTATCAAAGATGTTTCTGCAGATACTAACATGATAGTTAAAATTACAAATACCAAGAATCAAATCTCTCCAAGATAATGTATAACAAAAGATTACTTTCTAAAATTGATTTGGGAAAATACAGTAAGCCAAATCCATATGCAAAAGATATTATTACTGATCCACAGGGTCAGTATAAGTATCCAGGTCAACCTACTAGAATACCTTCAAGTGATATTACAATGAAAGGAGTTGGTTATCCTGTACTTGGTATTGCAGATAATGGACAGAAACAAATGATGCAACCTGGACAAGAGTATCAGTTTCCAGGAGCAAAGTATGTTGATGAGTATCCACAAATGAAAAAAGGTGGAGGATTAAATTCTAAAAAATATACAAGAAGCTTAGATGGTATAGGAGAGTTATTTAGAGAGTCCTCATTATTTAAAAAACCCAAGTCTAAAAAGAAAAAATTCTTTCACCCTAAGGCTAAGAATTTTAAAAAAGGCGGTGCATATTATGATGATTCTAGAGATGCTTGGGTATATCCTGATGGAACAGTAGGTCCTAATGGTCCTGCATATTATCAGGAAGGCGGTGACACAAACCCTAACCCACCATTAACTCCAGAACAACAAGAGTATCTTAGGCTAAAGCATGAAGCAGCTAAAAAAGTACAGATGGCTGCAAAGGCTGGTGATCCTAACGCTAAAGTGTTAGCAGCTGAGTTTAAAAATAAATATCCTAATGAAAGTTGGACGTGCCCAAGTAATAATTGTCCAGCCCCAACCCAACAAAAAGTAAATGAATATCCTACAGGGTATAATCCTGTAGTAAACAATACTCCACAAACAACACCAGAGGGTAAAATAAAAGTTGGTGAACAAAAAGTACAGCAATTAGATCCAGTAACAGGTAAAGTAACAACAGTTATTAATCCTATATACGAGGATGCTATGCAACCAATGCCAACTTTAAAACCTAAATCTATAGATAAGCTTATTACAAATCAACCACTTGCTCAAGAAGAAGATGAGCAGATGGATGAACTTTTAACTTATTCAGAAGAACAAGGACAAGCAGCCCCTGGCGGACATTGGGAAGATAAGACTTCAAGATATATTGACTGGGATGGTAATAGTATTGGATTTAATAGTGTTAGATTTAGAAAACCAGGACACGGTGGAGATTTAATTAAAAAAGGAAGAAGGCATTATATTCACTATCCAAGTATTGAAAAAAGATATGATGCCTGGATAGAATCTGAGGAATATCAAATAGGTGGTGCCGCAGCAACTCCTTTTGATTTAGATCCTGAACACATGAAAAGATATCTTGCAGATTTAAGAATGCAAGAGAACGGTATTAAGAAAGGATACAGAAATGGTATGTGGTATCCACATGCAAGTGTAGAGGGTGGAGCAGATACTATTGCTTACGGTCATAAGCTTACTCCTAATGATTCTGCTTTACGCAGAGGTATTACAGAAGATCAAGCTTTAAAACTACAGGAGCAAGATGTATTAAGAAATCAAGCACTTGCAAAAAAACAGGTTGATAAGAAATATGGAACTGGTACGTTTGATAATCTTCCACAAGATTCACAAATGCTACTAGTAGACTATCAGTATAACTTAGGAACACTTTCTGGATTCCCAAGTTTTGTAAAAGCAACTGTTGAAGGTAATAAAGAAAAGATGTTGGCTGAGCACAAAAGATTTGGTGCAGGTCAACCTCTTACTAAAAGAAATGAATGGACAGCTAATGTGATCAACAATATGGAGATTCCAAAACCATATGATCCTATGAAAGAAGTTACTGTACCATTAGCTAATGTACCAGATGCAACAAATGTTGTACAACCTGTAGTTTTAGAAGGTCCTGCTGAAGTTGAGTTACCTCCACAAAAATACCAAGGTGGTGGAGTTGTAGAATTAAATGGTAATCAGTATAAAAAAGATTCTAAAGGTGCATGGACATTTACATCTGGAGCTCCAGTAACTGATGTAATGACATTGCAAAAGCTTAACTATGGAGAAGGTAAACCTGTAGGTAGTCCTGTAGTACAAGAAGCTCCTGGAAGACAAAAGGCAAAAGAAAATATAGTAGCGGCATCTAAAAACATTAAGCCGCAGCCTATTGAGAGAAATGTTCCAAGAGCTAATGTATCTGACCAAACTGCAGTTGTTCAACCATTTATTCCAAAACCTTCTTTTGTAGATCAGCCAAATCCAGCATTGTCATTAGAAGATTCACAAATGTTATTGCAGAATGAAGCTCAAAGATTAATTACTTCTGGAGCGGCAAAAGATATGGGTATTACTGCCAAGTATCTTAGTCCACAAAATGCAAACTCTGCAAATCCTAAATCATTACAACAGTTAATGATTGAAGAAATGACTAAGAAAGATTTCCAAAAAAGGTTGGATCAGGCCCGTTTAAACCAAGTAAATAAGAAATGGAATCAATCATCTATACTAGGTAAAGCTGGAGATGTAACTAGAAGCTTCTTAGCTGACCCTATTAATGTTACAGAAGAAGCAATTTGGGGAGACCAATACTTACCAGATAGAGCTAACATTCTTAGAGATCCAAGAAACCCATTAAACGCATATTATAGAAAAGAAACTGGATATGATAACAGTGCATTGAATAATATGGTTAGCATGATTAATCCTTTTTCATCTGCCGCAGAAGCTACTGTATATGCAAGACAAGGTAACTTACTCGGTACAGCAAAAGAATTTGGAGAGGGATTAGCTAAAGCAGCTTTATTATCTAAAGCTCCTGGGGCATTAAATTCATTAATGTCTAGACGTGTTGGTTTAGGTGCATTAGGAACTACAGATGTAGGAACTCTTGCTGGAGCTACTGGTGTTGCTTCTGGTACACTAGCATTGCCTTCAACAGTTAAAGCATTATATAAAGCTGGTGAAACTGGTAATAAAGAAGATATCAGAGCTGCAGTAAATCAAGCAGGTATAAATGCATTAGATTTTATTGCTCCTGAAGTAATAGGATCAAAAGGTGCATTAAGTGCTTTAATGAAAGGAGAAAGATTAACTCCTCTTCAACAGTTATCACGCCAAAATATAATAACTGGATCTACTTCTAATCAACTTCAAGATATTACAATTTCTACACCAGGATTAGATCAAGCTCTTGAGATGCGTAGAAATTTAGCAGATTATCAAGCTAGTTCAGCAAATGATATACAAAATCAATTGAGTAATTTGTATGATCAAAGAAGAGAAGTTGATAGAATTATACAAGGATTAAGAAATGAGGGTAACACAAATTCACCATTTTTTCAAGGAGCTCTTGATGAAAGAGATTATCTTACAAGACAAATTGATGACTTTAACACTCAAACAAGAGATAGAATTGCTGCACAAATTCAAAGTGCAGTAAACTTAGAACCTAGTGCTGTAGCTTCAAATGCTGCAGCAACTGCTGCACAAAATATGAACCAAAGACTTACTGGTTCAATTGATCTTAGAAGACCGGCCCCTGGTGTAACAGAATATACAGGAAGTAATTTACCTGCCCCCATTAGAACATCTCAAGTATATGGTGACATTGCTAATCAATTAGGCAATACCAATTTAAAACCAATAGAATTTAGTGAAGCTACAAGACAAGCATTAAGAAGAAGACCGGATAGAACACGTATGACATTAGAAGCTCAATTAAGAGATGCTAATGATCCAATTGATTTTGTAAACAGACTGCGTAACTATTATGCAAATGGTACAATTAATAGAGAAGCATATGATGAACTATTAAATGGACTTAAAGATGTAATGAAACCTAAATCAGATGCCTATGAAGATTTTGATTTCTTTAAAGAAATAGCTTCTACTAATCCTGATAAACCATATACAGGTAGTTTGCTTCCAGGTAATGAAGTATTAAATAAATTAAAACAAATTCCAGATCAAGAATTAGATGTTATTTTAAGAGACAACTATGGTTATGGTTTAAAGGATATTGAGTTTTTATTTAATACTGGATCAGGTGTTTCAAGGGATGCTTCAAAAATTGCATTAAATCAAATATTTGATGATTATAATTTTATAACAAAATATAATATTCCTAATCCACATGCGCCAGCTATAGACTTCAGATCTAGACAAACTCTTGCTCCACAACTTAGAGGTTCTGGTGATGATTTAGGTATGTTAAACATATCTAAAAAATCATTGGATAAAATTGAAAAAACTAGATATTCTAATCAACCTCAAACTACAGGTACTATATCTTACGGTAATACTGAAGTTGCTGATTTACCAAAAATTACAAATAAAAAGTCAATTGTAAATAACAATGAACTTAAAGAACAAATAGATGCTTATGAAGAAGCATATTCTAAAATACCACAAAGTTCTCAAAATCCAGTTCATATGGATATTAGAAATAAACTAGAGGATTTAAAAGCAACAAAATGGTTAAGAACAGAATATGCTCAAGAGCTTCGTGCAGCAGGATTAAGTCCATCTGAAATTGAAAAAATTACAATTGTAAGTTCAGGACCTAGATCAAAATCTATGGTTGATGCTGATGGCAATGTAATTGGTACTTTGAATTTTGATTCAAGTGTGTATGATGGAAAAACATTTAGTGAAATTTCATCCACAGGTGTAAGTACTAAATATCATGGATATAATTTAAAGGCATCAGGTTTTAAAGATTGGAATGAAGCTCAAGATGCGCTTACTCAAAGATATTTAAAAGAAGGATTGTCAGCTAAAGAAGCTAATGCCAAAGCAGTAGAAGAAATAACTTTGTTACAAAGAAATAATAATAATAGATTTGGTGAAGCATTATATAGAGGTGTGCATCATGGTATTAAAGATACTAGAGGTGGAATTGGCACAAAACAACGTTTTGCTCAAACCACATTAGTAGACCCTATTACCGGATTACCAGTCACTAGGTATAGAGCAGAAGATTATTGGAAAAGTCAATCAAGACAATTTAATGATCAAGGTATTCCTAAAGCAGGATTTGTTCAAGGGCCAAGATTAGATTATGATGTACGTATGAATAATAAACTACCAGTTTTTATTTTAAGAAAGAATGGTGGTGATATTCCTAAACTTTTAAGGTTTACCCAATAAATTTAAAATTAGTATATTTAATATATAAGGTATAAAATGAAAAAATCCAATATGCCACTTTATAAAGCTCAGATGGGCGGAGGTACAGAGCAGAATGAGATGTATGCTAGAATGGCTACTTCCGTTCAACAGGCTATTAAAAGAGGTCAGACACCCCAAGATGTATATGATTCACTTATTGCACGTAAGATGGATCAGAAACTTGCTATGCAATTAGTTTCATCTGTTGTTAAGTATATGATGGAAGCAGGTGAACTTGAAGAGGATACCTTAGATCAAGCAGAACAAAAAGATGCAGCAGAAATCCAAGCTATGGAGCAAGAGAAAGCGCTCATGGCAAATGAACAAGATGCTGCAGCTCAACAACAGATGGATCAATACCGTCAACAAAGTATGGCTGCAGCAACAGATACATCTGAAGCTGACATGGCTGAAGAAGAAGCAGCTAATAGTACAGAAGAAATATTTGGTTTTCAAGATGGTGGTCAACAAACAAGTTATGCATCCCTCTATGAAAACTTTGATGGTACAGAAGTTGAGGAAGAAGAAACAACTTCAAATGGTCAATTTGATTTAGAAACCTTAATTGAAAATACTGCCGGTACACAGAATCTAAACTTCCCTGGATTAGAACAGTACTACCTACCGTATAGCCCATTAGCAAGTGAAACTCTTGAATTACCAGATATG